GTCCAAATGCACTTCCCTCGAGTAGGCGCCGCCGTTTTCGATCTCCTGCGTGCGGCTGTAGACGTGGCGGATTACTCGCCGGGCGAAAATAAATTTCACAGGGTTCTGCGGCAGGTCGCGCATCAGCACGCGGCGGACCGCGTCTTTGTAAAACATTAAATCGCTCGCGAGGCTTTGCGTGTTGACGTTCTGGTGCAGCACGACGATCAGAATCGCGTGCTCCTCGTCGTGAAAGCTCGGGCCGATATTCAGCATCTCCTCGGTCGCCTGCGTCAAAATAAATAGAACCGGCAGCTGGGTCGGCGGCACGTCCTGCTCGGCGATAAAAATCTCGCGCACCGGCGGCAGGCCGACGATCTGGATCTCGCCCGGCAGCTTGGCCGCCAGCAAATCTTTGAGCTCGTCGATCACATCCTCAATCATTCGCTGCGCTCATTCGGGTTAAAAAGTACAAGAGTACAAAAGTGAAAGGGGCTTCGGATCTGGACTCTTTTACTTTTTTACTTTTGTACTCTTTCACTTCTTCTCCGCCGTCGCCGGCCAGGTCTGGACCAACTCCTCTATCTCCTGCAGATCTTCGTTCTGCAGCAGCATGAACGGCCGCGCCGGGATCGTGACTTTGCCGCCACGGCCGGCCTTGCCGCCGAAGTGTTGGATCGCGGCGTAGTCTTTCGCCGCCGGCTGCACGCCGACGGTCACCTGGTTGGCGGTCGCCTTCATCACGACGCTTTTCAAAACGCCGGAGGCGACGAGCGGCTTGCTGTGCCCTTTGGCCTTGATCGTCGCCGGCGCGAGCGGCTGCCACTTGGGCCGGCCGCCGACTTCGAAATTTTCCTGCACGGAGGCGAGCGCGATCTCACCGATGTTTTTCATCAGCGGCAAAGTGTCGGCGACGTTCACCGCAAACTCGCGGAGCGGCACCGAGGCGCCGTCGCTGATCGAGATGGTCATCCTCACCGCCATTACACGCTCTCCGTCTTTCCCGCGTTGCCGGCGAAGCCGGAGTCGGGATCGGGATATTGAAAATTTCTTTCCGCCGACACGGTCCAGCCGCGCCGCTTGAGCAGCGACTCGGAGACGCTCTGCACGGTGCAGTAGCAGTTGAAGCCGTTGGGCGGATACCAGATATTCCAAAACGGATCGTCGGCCGGATAAATCAGCCCGTGCTTTTCCCGGTGCGATGCCCGCGTCGTCGGCAGGAGCGCCGAAACGTAGCGGAGATAAGGCCGCACCGCGACGACGTCGGGGTCGGTCATCTGCTGCCAGCGGCCGGCCTGATACGACGTCTGCATGTTGGTGCGGTAGACCGTCTCCCAGTCCCAAGGCTTTTGCGGCGCGAGGCCGGCCGCGTCGAGCACGTCGGCGGCGTCCTCTTGAAAATCCTTGAGCGTCAATCCTTCGCTGAGCGCGCGATCGAGGAGATCCTTGATCGAGTCGCGCACCTGGCGGTTGGCGCTGCCGGCGATGGTGAAAGCTTTTTTACGCGCTTCGGCCGAGAGGAGACGGAAGCGCTCGGGCGAGACGGAAGTCTTCTGGCGGAAATAATCGATCGCCTCGTCGAAGGGCAGCGGCTGAAACCCCGTCTCCAATGCCACCGCCGCACCTAAGAGTGTCGAGTGTCGGGTGTCGAGTGTTCGGAGTTCCCCTCGACTCTCGACCCTCGATCCTTCTCCATGAACATCGGCGTAGACCTGGGCGCGGCCGACCAGGTGGACGTTGAAGAGCGCCACCGCCAGCAAACCCGCCAGCGCGGCGGCGCCCATCGCGTCGGGATTGAGACGGATCACGAGATCCTCCTCGCTCCGCGCGGAGCGGAGGGCGTCGAGCACGTAGTCGGCGACGCCGGCGATCGCCGTGCTCGATTGTTCCAGCGCGCTCTCGATGACGTCGTTGGCCTGGTTCTGTTCGGCGTTTTGAACATGCTCTAATCCGAAATCTCTACGAGCCTGGAGCCGATCGGGATTTTTTTTTTGAATTGTAAATTGCCGCCCGGAGCGGGCGCCGGCGGCGGCGCCGGAGGCTGCAAAACTTCCTCGCCGTTTTCCGGCGCCGGGATGCCGTATTTTTGCTGGATGAACGAGAGCGGGATCGGCACGCCCATGTCGACCAGCGTCTTGTGCGTGCTCGATAGCGCGACGAGATCTTCGGGCTCTTCGATCGTGAAGCGGATCTCGGGAACTTTTTTGTCCCAGCCGTAATTGAACCCGACCCACGGCCAGATCATCTGCCAGCGGAGCGTCTTCTGCAGCGCGCGGGCGTCGGCTTTTAAAATATCGTCGCGCACATGCTCGCGCGCATCTTCGTTGCCGAGCTTGCCGGGCGTCCCTTCGGTGGTCGCGGTCTGGCCGAGCACGCCGATCTGGTAGACCTTGTCGAAGTAGCTCGCCGCGCGCTCGTAGAGATCGCCGGAGGTCTGCGCCGTCTTGGCTTCGAGGATCTCGAGCATCGTCGTGTCGGAGATCATCGCGCCGGCGTCGGTGCCGAGATTGCGAATCGCTTCCCGCAAAACGCGTTTGTCTTCGTCGCCCGCGCCCGGCGTGAACTTGCCGAGGCGGAGCGGCTGGCCGTACTTCTCCAGGAAGATGACCCAGTCCTTGATGTCGTAATTTTTAAACAGGTAATAGTACGCGAGCCCGCGGAGCAGCCCGGCGCGCTGGGGAAACCCTGAGCGGCCGAGATAGCGGTGATAGATAACCTTGAACGGCGGCACGTCGATGCCGTGGAGCTGCTCTGCGTCGGTGAGTAGCCTCGGGAGCTTCGGCAAAGGCGCGTCCCAGCCGGCGCTGAATTCGCTGAACGTCCAGCGCTTGTTAGGAATCCACTCCATGCCGCCGAGCCATGCCTGGCCCTCGGACAAGTCCCAGTTGATCTCGACCGTGCCGATGCCCTTGCCTATACCGTCGAGCAAATGGAGGATCGGCTCTTCGAGGTCCAAGTCTTCGAGGTTTTCCTTGAACGCTTCGGCGATCGCCTTGTCGTCGGGGGAGTCGGAGGCGGCGAGGATCTCGACGTCGAGGCCCTGGACCGCGAGCCGGCGCGTGTGCAGCACCGAGCCGAGGATCGGGTCCTTTTCTTCCATCTCTTCGAAGAGCTCGGCCTGGCGGAGGATGTCGCCGAGGTCGGCTTCTTTGAAGATGCCGGCGAGCTTTTCCGGCGTGAGCTGGACCGAGGGATAGGTCGACCACTGATCGCGCACCCGGACGGTGCCGACCATCTCGTCGATCGGCTTGGTCAAAGTGGATGTGATTTCGCGGCCGTAGGGATCAACGAGCATGGTTAAAAAGTGCAAGAGTTAAAGGGTAAAAATGGCCCTGATTTTTGAAAACCCCTGTTTTTTGGTCCGTGACTTGTTTTCCCGACCCTCAAAAACACCCGCGCACGCGGTAAACACACCCGTAGCGCGCCCCATGCACGGGGGTGTCTTTCGGACTGGCCCAACACCATCGCCAAAGGTCCGATCGTGCGTTAAAAGCCAAATGCGGCGTTTTCGGGCTTTTCGATTTCGGCATCAAAAATTCCCCAATTTGTCGCGATCGAAAACTCTCTCCGGTCCCGAGGTCTCGCCCGCCGATCCTTTGGTCGACTCGGCCGGCGCCGGATCGACGCCGAGCGTGATCGTGCCCTTGGCGATCGCTTCGAGCTTTTTCACCGCGTCCTCGTAGGCCGTGCGGATCAGCTCCGGGATCTTCTGCCGGCGGCGCCAGAGGTTGTAGACGCTGATGTCGATCGCGAGCTTCTTGATCAGGTCCGGGACCGGCGCCGCGATCGGCGTCGAGTAGCGGGTCGCCACGTAGCCGTTGATCTCGGCCTCGGCGTCGGTGATCGCCTGGGCGACCTTGACGTCGTCGATCACGCCGCTGCCGGCGTCGTCGGTGAGCTGCGTCAACTGCGGCTCGGAGATCTGGCCGAGGAGGTCGGCCTGGACGATGTAGGACATCGGCCGTTACTTCTTTTTTGAATCGAGCGGCCCGGCGCCGCTTTTATCGAGCGGTCCCGCGCCCATCGGCTCGGCTTCTTTCACGATCAGGTTCGGATCGTCCTCGATCGCTTTCGGGACCTTCGCCATCTGCACAGGGGTGGTCTTGTTGAATTCTTTCCCGGCGCGATGATAGACGCCGGTCGGATGGCTCGGCCTGAGCTTTATTTCAAACATTCCGTTTCTCCTCTTTGGGCGACCGCCGGCCGCCGTACGGGCGATTCATGAATCGCCCCTACCAATAAATTAAGAACCGCGCGCGCTGCGCGCCGATTAGGTGTTCGTTATCTTGACCGAGTACTGCCACATGCCGTAGCCGACGTTGTAGCGGGCCTCTGTGCCGAACAGCCATTTCTTGTTCAAGAAAACCATCTGCGCCTGCTCGGAGGTCATCTCGACCGGCACCGGCTCCTTTCTCATCTGGATGATGAAGCCGCGCACGGGCGCGCCGACGTAATCGTAGTAGTAGTCGTTGGCGTCGGTGAGATAGGGATCGACGACGTAATCGATGCGCGTCTTCGGCACGGTGGAGCCCGGCGCGGGATTGTTGAGCTCGTCGAATACCGCTTCGAGCCCCGCGGGGATCGTCGCCTTCAGCGCCAGCGAGCCCATGCGCCGGATGCGCGGGCGGCCGCGATCGTCCTTGAATAGGCGGAACTTCGCCAGCGCGTTGAAATAGTCGGCGCGGATCAGCGCCGCCGTGGCGCCGCCGCCGGTGATGATGTTCGACTGCGCGCCGCTGTCGCCCTCGACATGATCGGTGTCATAGAAGAACTGGCCGTCGTAGCAGAGCCCGGTGGTGCCGTTGCGGCGGGCCTCGGACATAAGCTCGTCGGGATGGACGCGCGCCTCGACGCCGAGCTCTTG